CTTGTGAAGGAGGGGTTGTCTGAGGGCTCGTCGTCCAGAGCGATGCCGTCATCAGCGAGCAACCCCCGGAGCTGTCGCCTCTGGGACTTGTCCAAGACGCTTTCATCTGCCTCTGGGTCAACCTTCTCTGGGCCACTGTCATAGTCCTCCTCTGTGTAGAAGGACCCGCTTCCGTCATAGCCAACCTTCCCAACCCCTAGCCCAAAGAGAAGCGTATCCAAGACAATGCTTCGCACAGTCTTGCTTCCGTCGATCTCTTTCCAGACGTAGTTGATTGCAGTCTCGGCAATTCGAGCAGCGTCTTTGTCTCCTGGCCTTCTCGGCTTCACGTAGATGTACGGGTTTGCGGAGATGACGCCGGGGAGGATCGTGTTGGCGTTTGAGAGCAGGAAGTTGAACTTGACGGTGTCCCCGTCGTCGTATTCCAACCCATCGAAGAGGCCCCCACCCCCATCCTCTGCAGAATAATCCTTCTGAATCGACCTCCATAGCGGCAGATGGTTTTCCTCTATAACCCCCTCTGCGCCACGGATCTTCTCAATCCAGTCCGAGATTTCTGAGTTGGAAAGCTTAATCGTGTCTTGTTCGTCTGGCATCGTTTGATGGTACTTGACAAAAGTTTCTGGTTAAACTCATATCCGTTAGCGCAAATTAGCGCACGGAGGAACCATGACAGCAGAGACACCCATCGACAACTCTGAGGGAATCCTTTCTGAGGACAATCCCGAGGAGATCGATCACGAGGATGGCAATGCTTATGGTGATGAAGATGGATCTCATGGAGATTCTGAAACAGAGCCAAGTGATGACGGGGACAGCTTTTGGGGTGGAAACCCTGAGGAGCTTTCGCCTGAGCTGAAGTCGGTTTACAAGAACATGCAGGCTGCGTTTACCAAGCGTCAGCAACGCCTCGCTACTCTTGAAAACAAGTACTTCGAGTCTATCGACGCAGCCAACGCAGCCGTACTGGCACGCAACCAACAGCAGCCAATCCAAGAGCAAGTTGAAGAGGTGGCCCCTGAGCCGCCCCAGCTAGCGAATGGGGCCAAGCCAGAGGAAGTGATCCAGCACTATGTGCAGCAGGCAGTAAGAGAGGCTATTGAGGGCTCTGGTATCAAGAATATCGCTGAGGAGATCCAGCCCGTTGCCCATCGAGAGAGGGTTGTTTCGGCGTACAAGCAGTACGCGGAGACCAACCCAAACCTCGACCACCAGCAGCTTGCTCCGCTCGCGGGAAGGATCATTGATTCCGACCCAGAGCTTTCGGAGCTTGCCCAAGTCAATCCAAGTGCGGCGATTCGCCTGGCTACCCGCGTTGCGAGCGCGGAGCTTTCAGCGGTCGCCACCAAGCAAAAGAACAAGAAGCGCCGTCAGGCTGCTCCCGTTGCTGCCCGAAGTGGAACTGCTGTTAAGCGTCGTCGCGAGTCGATGCTTGATGCCGCCACCAGGGCTCTGAAGGAAGCTGGCCTGAGTACCGACGCTTTTTAGTCTGAAGGAAGAAAATGCCTGCTGTCACAGCGACTATCCCGTTTGATCGGGTCTATTCGACTACCGCAGCCGCTGAGCGGTCTACGGTGGCGATGGAAATCGTCCAGTCCAACCCTCTCCTCTGGCACTTCTATCGCCAGGGCGCAGTCGTCTACGATGGCGGAACTGAGGTTCGCCAGCCCATCGTCCTCACCGAGTCCTCCAACATTGGGGCCATCGGTACTTACGCGACCTTCGCTACCACCCCGGAAGATGGACCTGACAAGGCCCGCTACCACACTTGGTACAAGAACCGCGCCTCGATGGTGATCGACAACACTGAGCTTGCCCAGAACCGTGGCAAGTACCAGATTGTCAATCTGCTCCAGGCGAAGATGGCGATTGCCAAGATCTCGATGATCAACGACCTGGCTCGGCAGCTTCATGGAACTGGTGGAACTCAGTTCCTCCCGGCTCCGGTGGCTCCGCTGGAGATCAACGGACTTGCCTCGATGATCGAGCAGGCACTTCCTGGGGCTCAGATTCAGACCCCCGGTGGTATCAGCAAGGCTGCTTATCCTCGCTGGGACAACCAGTTCGCCCGGATCAATGCCTTCGGCACGGACGGTCTCGACGTTTGGGAGCAGGTCTACATGGACTGCTCGCAGCGTGGAACCCACCCGGACATCATGCTGACTGACCCGCAGGTCTACCGCTTCTTCAAGCGGCTCGTGGCTCCCAATCAGGAAGAGCGGGACGTCGCTCTGTGGAACCAGGGATTTGAGAACCTGCTCTTCAACGGAACGCCTGTCGTTCCTGACGAAGAGCTTGCTGGAACCGGACTGACCTACTTCCTCACCACCTCTGGCAAGCGCGGAGTCAATGACTTCAACCTGAAGCCTGAGTACTTTGAGGTCCCCGGGAAGAACCCGTTGGCACAGGGCAAGGGAACAGGCATTGGCCTGCAGCTTGCGATTCTGTCCTCTGACGACTTCCGCCAGACTGAGTTCCTCACCCCGCCCAACAGCGACGTGATTCTCAGCCACACCTACTTCACCTCGATGCTTGTCGCTTCGTCCCTGGGTCGCCAGGGAGTGACGAACTTCGTTGGTGGCGTGATCTTCTAGAGGAGAGAAAAAATGTCTGGACTTATGTTTGGTGGTTCGGCGCTTACGCTGGACATCGGTGTCCGAAACGACACAGGGGTTGCTGTTCCGGTTGGCTCTGTGCTTGCTGTGGCGTTGGCTAATCTTGCTGACGGAAGTACGGCTGATGGCTTTTCTGCCGACTGGCCTGTGCTTGCGGCAGGAACGAGCAACAGCTATCGCTCTATTGTTGGCGTGGTCCTTGGTCCCACTGGGACGACTGTCCCCGTTGGGGAGAACTGCCGTATTCGCGTTGCCGGCCCTTGCGAGGCTCGCGTCACTACCGCTGGGGCCATGGCTCTTTACGACGACCTCCTGATGGTGAATGGGTTGCAGTTGCTCACGCGCAGCGCCCCAGTTGACCTTGACGCTGCTGGGACGACGGTTGCCAATGCTATGGAGATTCGGGCTGTCAGCCTGGAGACCACTGCTGGTGCTTCTGCCGATCAGGTTCGTAGCGTCTGGATGCGCGGACCACTCGGTCTCTAAACTAACGTGTGTTGACAGGGGGGCTTCGGCCCCCCTGTCTACGCAACTAGGAGAATGAAATGGCAGTTGCAGCACACGTAGGACGAGTGTCGAAGGACTATGCTCCTTACGGCTACTCGATCATGGAAGATGTTCACATTGGAACTGGCGTCATGGCGTCTGGCGGTGGTTTGCAGATGCGTTTTCCGCTTCTGGCAGACGACGCAGATGTAATGATTGAGAGTATTAAGATCGCGCCGATGGGCTCCACTGGTGGTGTCGCAAGCGACACGGTTAACTGGAAAATCGAGTTCGCTGCTTGGCGACCCGCTGATGGTCTTCCAGATGATGGTGGTGGTGCCAGAAACGCGGCTACCACCACCCTGCTGGCCACCGCTCGGGTTACCGATGTTGCCGGTGGTGCTCTCACCGCGTTCACCGTAGAGGCTCAGACCCTGACTTCGGCTCCCCTCGTTGCCAAGGATAGCGTCTTGACTCTCTTTGTGGATCCACTCCTCGCTCCTGCCAACTTGGTCCTGCTGGTCTGGGTTCGCTACCGGCGCAAGGCCTAGGGGTTAAGCCCACTCGATCTTTGGAGGGCCGTTCGTGAACCTTTCGGAACTCAGAACGGCCCTCAAGGAGCGCCGAGAGGACTACTCGTCCTCAGAGGCCAAGCTTGATCGAAAGATCAACCAGGCCTACCTAGACATCTGCTCTAGGCGCAAGTGGGGCTGGCTTCGCAGGGAATACACTGCGAACACCTACGCGCCTCACACAGTCACTGGCAACGGGGCACCAGGGGCAACGACCGACTTCCACGCAACCAACGGCTCAAGGCAGATGGGCTTCGTGGCCGGTCCTGGCACAGGCGCTGGTCAGCTTCCTTTGAACTCGATGGGGAAGCGGATTCTGATTGGCGGCTCTTTCTACAGAATCGTTCAGCTCAACAGCACTAGCCTGGATGCAGATCTAGACAGGCCGTACACAGGGAGCACCTTCCCTGTTGTTCCTGCTCTGCCAGCTCTCCCAGACTACGGCTCTGCCCAGCTTGTCTATGACGAGGTCGCTCTCCCTCTGGGGGCTCAGGCTGTTGTAGAGGCAACACTGTTCAGTGGGACGACTTCGTACCCTCTCAGCCTGGACTCTGTTCGTCCTGCTGCGATGTCTGGTGCGGACAAGAACGTCCTCGCACAGCCGACTAGATTCTCTGTCATTGAGAAGGCTCCGATTGTGGCTCCGCTGTCTTCGGTGGGTACGCTTACCGCGAGCGTTGGCGGGAGTCTCACGCCAGGCGGAACGTACACATACTGGTACAGCCACTATGACAAGATCACTGGCGCTGAGTCTGCTCTCAGCCCAGCAGCTTCTGTCACACTGGCTCTGTCTCAGAACAGGACTGTCCTTTCACTGGTTACGGCTAGGAATGACTTCCTTGTTCGCCTCTACAGGAGCAGGGCAGACGAAACTATTCCCTATTTGCTCAGAGACAACGACGAACCTCGAATCAACCCTGATGGCTCTCCCCATGATGACGACACAGCAGACGAGTACCTGGGCAGGAGGGCTCCTGAG